CAGTACCACCTCCGCCAGAAACACCACCATCAGGAACACCAGTGTCTCCAGCGTCTCCAGCGTCTCCCCCACCATCAGGAAGTCCAATAATTCCTTGTAAAAAAGCACCTGTTCCTGCTCCAGTAGGATCTTGTATTGCGATTGTAGGCGGTGATATATATCCACTACCAGGATTTGTAATCTCAACTGCAAGTATTTCTCCATCATCACCAATAATTACATTACCTTCTGCTCCAGATCCACCGCCACCAATTACCTTAATGGTTGGAGGTCCAGATACAACAGGTCCAACATTACAACTACCACCATTTTGAGAGAAACTACCAAGAATTCCATCAACTGCACTACCAGCAGCTCCACCAACACCAGCAATAGAATCAATAATTCCTTTAGCAGTATCTGCCATTTCAGAACCAAATTCACTTATGTCCGCAATTCCTTTACCAATGCTCCACTGTTCTGTTTCACTGCAACTATAATCTTCTTGACATGTAAATGCTGCGCCAAATGCAAGAATATTTTCAATGAAACCAAGAATTGCTCCTACGGCTCCAGCAACTCCTCCAGCAATTGATCCAATAACACTTGAGACACTATCTAAAATACCCTGAATGCCGCTAACTATACCACCAAGAACATTACCTAATATATTTCCCATCATTCCACTGACGAGACATTCGGTTGTATTGACGGCTTGTTCAGCAACATCTCCAAGTATACCACCAATTAAAGCCAAAAGACCTGCAATAATCTTGTCGAAAAGACAAGAAAGAAGATCCATGACCATATTCTGAGCCTGATTTAATTTTTGATCTTGATTAGGAAATACTAGAGTATAAGCATCTTTAGCAAGATTTTCGACAGTACGAATAGTAAATCCTCTTACTTTATTGATAATACTTTTTACAAATCCTACTATTTTTAGAGTCAGTGAGTCAATAATTTTATTAATTCTTTCCTGAACTCCTTCTACTTCTCCATTTACAGCAGCAACCCATCCTTGAGCGAGAGCGTTCAATCTCTGTATTTCTCTCATATGCTTCATGATTTCGGTCATCATTCCCTGCTGACCGTCATCTTTATTGCATCTCTGCGGTTGCTTCAAAGAAGAAGGATCTTCACTATCTTCTTTTTCAAGTTTACTAGCAGTATCTGCAACATCTTCTGCTATTGCAGATGATTTTAATACTGATGATGAAGGAGCTCCAGGTTGATTAACTTTTTCGGAAGGTCCTGAAGAAGGTTGCTTAGTAACAGGATCAATAACTTCTTCAGGACTCTCCTTGATGTGAGTCATTGGTACTTTATCTTCAGGACCATATCCATCAAATGGTTGACCCTTATTACATGTATCAGTTATATAACGTTCGACAGGACTAAAAGATGTTTGGTTATACCCAAGAACACCCATGATCACAGGTTGTTGTGCATCATGACCGTCTAAGAAAAAACCATAGACCATGGTTCCTTGAGTTAAATTAGCAGACTGACTTGCTGCACCACCGCCACCACCAGCAGTAACTGGATACATGACGGTAGCCCAAGGCAAGTCTGCATCTGGTAATTCAGGTTGTCCACATTCAATCTCATGGTATCCAAAAATTCTGACTTTATATCTTTCCCCAGGACCATTTACGGTCCCAGGTTCTTCTCGTCTACCGGTTTGATTTTCAACATAATTAGATTCCTCGGGAATTTGACCAATCCACCAAATGAATCCATCTTTTCCAAGAAAATTACGTTTTACTAGGTCCTGATCTAAAGGCATTTTTTATTAATCGTCGTATACTAAACACTCTGGTTCTGATGGGTTCTGATCACAGAACAGTTCTAAGTAAGTGGGATCATGATGATCTCCATCTTCGATTTCTTTCTTGTGATTTTCTACATACTCTTCTAAATCATGCAATTCGCCTTCAACGTGACGACGCATTTGTGGATTTGTTGTAGGATCTTGAAGGATTTCTTTGTCCTTCTCGATGTGTGCTTCGATGTTTTCCATAGTTGGTTTAACGGTTTACTTTTGTTCTGGGAGGGAGTCCCTCACTAACGTTATACTGGAGTGGCAGTCACTCGGCGTCAACCTATGACATATACTAGCAATCATATAGTTACCCGAACTTTGTTGATTTGGTTTTCTGGATTTGGATTCTTGTAAATCAGGAAATTCGCAATAAATCATATGTCCAGCACGCAAATCAAAATCACCTAATATAGTTATATGAGTTTTTATTGAAAAAATCTCAGAATATCTCATAGAAGACTGAACTAGGATGTTTTCCGCATCAAATTGAGGTGTTTTTGGATCTGCTTTTAAGTTTCCGACCTGTTGCTTTGGTGTTATACCCTGTGGTTGGAATCCAGTATCTAAAGTCTGATAAAAATATCTAGTGGGAGAACCTTGTAACGTAAACTCCGAACTAACTAAAGATTTTGCATCATCTGCAGCAAGATCTAAATTTCCTTGTTGTTCTTCTAAATCATATTCTTTTGTCTTCCACTTGAGAGATATGAGATCAAAGTATACTGTTTTATTATTATAAGCACCCATCATTAAATTTGTTTCAGTATCAATATTCTTATCAACTTTATAAGTTTGAATTTTGCGATATCCTGTTTTAGTTAAATGAGTATTAGTATAGATGTATTTCTTGGTTGGTTTAATGGATAATAGTTTATCAATTGATTTAAACTTAAATCCATCATGAGTTTCAAAAAATAAAAATCCTGCCTGATGTCCAATACCACTAGCTGGGTTTGATTTTGCTGCTAACCAAGTACACACCTTAAAGGGTTTCCAAGTATTTCCAATAAATCTATATGGTTTTAATGTAGGATCAATTTCAAGTTCTTTTTTAGTTCCTAACCCTTCTGGAGCATCTGTAGTAAGAAGAGTATTCACGCTATCGGATATTTTTCCACTAAATGATTTTCGTATTCTTACTTGTTCATTTTTAAGATATTCAAGACTACAAAGTTCTAACTGAAAGACATCTTTTTGGGTTCCAGGAGATCCAGAAATTACTTTATTAATATACATACAAGATACTCCTGTAAGGTTTAATTCACCTTTGTTGGGATCGATCATTTGTATGTCTACTCTACATCCTCCACGAATAGGAAGACCATCTATAACTCCATTTAAAGGAGTTTTATTCTCTGGATCTATAGCACCAGTATCAACAAAAATAGCAGTCATTGTTACTGCATTTGCTAATACATCCTCATAGTATCTAATTTCAGGAATACACATAGTAATATCAAGAGGTTCTCCTCCACTATCTTTTGGAGGATAGACTTTAAATAATTTTAAATTTCCAGTTGACTGATTATTTCCTAGGGCCATTAGTAGAATGCTGCTTGAGAAACGATATCATTGATATCTCTATTTAACGTAAATAGAGGAGGAACACCATTACTCTTTCCAGTATTTGAAGCCAATCTTCTCTGTGGTGGGGAAGACTGCTGTGGAGGAGGCATTATGATAATTTGAGCACTTGGTTCGTCATAATGTGCAGACTCCTGAATTTGATAATTTTTAACATTTATAGATCCAAATGAAGCGGTTTCCCTAGGAACAACATTTGGAGATCTAGCGATCTTAGGACCAGAACCAGACCCAATTTTCATCATAGATGGTTTGGGTTTAGAAGTCTCTCCTTTAGAATCAGATCTAGTTACTCCTCCCAAATTGAAACCTGCACCAAAAGTGCCCCCAGCCATCAAATCAGGGTGGATTATATTTTGTGTTGAAGGTGGTTTTGAAGGATCAATTAAAATTGAATCCAATGTTTCGTTACCAGATCCAGGAAGTTTATCCTTAGATGTTGATTTATCATTATTATCAGGAGTTGCTTTTATAGGTTTAGTTTTCTGTTTAACCTCAGGAGATACTGCAACTTCTGTTTCAGTAGTTACTGGTTCCTTCGCGATAACTGGTGCCTTTCCTCCCCCAGTAATACCAAATTCTTTTTTCTTTTTCTGAATTCTTGCTCCAAGTTCAGCAATAGAAATACTACCATTACCATTTGAATCTAAACCAGCATTATGAGTATACCATGATGCTGGATGATGACCCCAACTATCTCTAAATCCACCACGCTTAGCAACAATATAATCTGCTGGTTTATTTGTAAATGCTGGTAAGAAAACTGAAGTATATAAGTGTCCAGGAGTAGCTCCTTTAGGTAGCTTCCAATAATCAAAATATTTTTCAACATACTTCATTTGTTGCACTCTGTTCATTTTATAAAGCGCGGCAGTGGATGTTCCTAAAGATCTAGCAGTAGTGGGCATAAATTGAATCAAACCCGTTGCACCACTTTTGTTTCTAGCTTGAGGATTCAATCCAGATTCTGAAGCCATCAGACCAAGAAGGTCTGTAGCATCAATATCATATTTTTGAGCAAGTCTATTTACTTCTTTTTCAAATTCTGGATCTTCTTTATAAGACGCAGCAGAATAACTACTAGGACCAGATTCACCACTTCCAGATGGATTATTACGAGAAAGACCTAATGCATCACCAAGACCGCCACCAAAAATAGATCCAAGTCCCTCAGAAAATACATTATTTTTATACCTAATTCCAAGATAAGTTTCTTCATTTTTTAATGGAATTTTAGTAAGAGAAATTCCAGGTAATTTTTTTGGTTCTTTTATCGTTCCCGAAGCAGAAATTGATCCCGCTTCTCCATCGCTTACACTACCCATACCCAAAAAGTCTTTTGCTGCATTAACAACACCACCCAAAAACTTCTGTTCTATTTTTGGTTCTTTTTCCTCTTTCTTACTCATGGAATCGCGAGTGAAGAAAGCCTTATAGAATAGAGGCACAGACTCAATAGGATTAAGTATAACAAGATAATTTTTAACACCAAAAGTTGAAGGAATACCCTCATTAAGTCTACTAAATCCATCACCAATCCAATTTTTTATAGCACCACCAACTTCCAACATGGCTTTAATGTCTTCTTGCAGTTTCTTACCAACTGCATCCATTCCACCACCCATGAGACCAGTGTAGAAGAGATCTCCAATATATTCACCAAGAATTTCTCCGATTAAAGTTCCAATAACAGGAATTGGAATAAATGATCCTAAAAATCCACCAAGAACTGCACCAGCAGTCTTAAATATTGCCTGAGTAACAGGTTCTCCAGATGCTAAAGATACAATAGCAGTGATTAATCCACCAAGAAAAGGAATTCTTGAAAGAAAACTTTTTCCTGCTTTTTTTGCTACTTGTTCTGCTCCTTCTTGAACAACCTTTTCTGCAACCTCTTGACCTACTTTTTCTGCTGCCTCTTGAGCGACTTTTTCTGCGGTCTCTTGACCTACTTTCTTTGCTGTCTCCTTAGCAACTTTCTCTGCTGCCTCTTGGGCAACCTTTTCTGCGGCTTCTTGCGCTGCTCGAACAGCTGCTCTCTTTGAAGCAGCTTGTGCAGATCTTTGAGTAGCAGTTTTTACTGCATCAATAGCACCTTTAGCACCCTTACCACCTTTTATAGCACCAGTTGCTGCCCTGTATACTCTCTTAAGATACCTAGCAACTTGAGCACCTCTCTTTAGAAATTCCTTACCAAGTGTCGCTACTCCTTTAGCAACATCATCAGCGAATCTAAGTGCGGCTTCAATCGCAGATTTTAAAAAGTTAAATAATGCATTTCCAGCAGTTTTTAACGCATCAAAAACTAATGATCCAGTTTTCGTTATTGCCTTTTTAATTAGATTAAAAATACCTGCACCTAGTTTTTTACCCAGACCAAGGGCTCCCTTCAGAAGTTTCTGTACAGCCAGTTTAAAAAGTTTTCTTAGTGCTAAGTAAATCTTAATAGTAGCAGTAATATTTTTTGTTAGAAGATTAAATACCGCTAAAACTTTTTTATGATGCTTTAATAAAAATGCAAGTAATGATCCAAGAAAAGTCATTAACAAAAATCTCTTTATAGCTTCAAATGGTCCTACTTTTGGACCCTTAGGCATTTTCATTCCACCGCCGCCACCTCCAGCACCAGATTCTAATTGAGCTTCTTTTTCTGCTTTTCTATCTTTTTCTGCTTGTTTTCTAGCAGCAGCATCTGCTGCTTTTTGTTTTGCAAGATTAGAAGCAAGAAGGTCTTTTATTTGTATTGTAGTAATTTTTATCTCAATTACTTCATTTAATAATGGATTACCACCAGAAGACCCTGAAGCTGCAATATTTGCTTCTTGTTTTACAGTATTTGTTGTCTCTGTCTTTACAAGAGCACCACCGATAGATGCTCTTTTTACAAGAGCACCAGGTTTTCCTCTACTACCAAGAAGTTTATCTTTTGCAATTGATTTAACTTTTTCCTTTATATTAGTCTTCAGAGCACCTTTTGCTTTGGCCTTAATCGCACCCTTTGCAGCGGTTGCAGCAGTCTTTTTGGCCATAAGAGAGCCAGCACCTTTTAACGCGAGAAGAGTTCCTGTAATTAAAGCCATAGTACTATCCTACAACTCCTAAAAGAGATTTGATTGCCGATCTATGTCCCATTTCTGCAGGATTTGTTGATGAGAATGATACTGGAGGAGTTCCACCGCCAGTATGAGTACCACCATTCATTCTATTTTGTTTTTTCCCACCACCCATTCCTGGAAGAGGAAGAACTTGTGGAGTTTTCTTAGCAGGAGCTCCAGGAATATTAGACCTAGGAGATTTGGTCATTTGAGGAACTTTCTGACCTTGCTTTGCTGCAATGGATGCCGCGACAACTCGCTTTTCAACTTCTTCGGGGGAAAGTCCTTCTGCCCTCGCTTTTTCTCTCGCTTCTTGTGCTGCTTTGAAAACAGCAGGACTTGATGCTCCAGTTTGTGTAGGATCTAGAGCAAATTGACTTCCTTTTGATGGAACCACCTTAGAAATGTCTACTTGAGGAGATTTGGAAGGAGTTTTTTTATTTTTGAAGAAACTACCACCAAAAGTACCTCCAGACATCAAATCGGGATGAATTATATTTTGTATTGAAGGTGGTTTTGAAGGGTCGATTAAAATAGATTTATTAGCTGCTTTTTTTTCTGAGTTATCTTCTGTAGCTTTTCTGGAACCACCACTAGAACCACCACTAGAATCTATATCATCAACTTCACTCGCATCACCACTACCGCTTCCTAATGATATTTTAATTTTTTCGGGGTTTACTTGCTTGTATGCCTGTAAAAATTCTTCTTCAGATTTAGTTCCTGCTTTACCACCAAGTTCTACACCAACGCATCCTAAAGTTCCATTGCTTCCAATATCACTATGAAGCATGATTCCACTACGACTACCAATGGATCCGCTACCATTGTTAATATAAGTACTCCAATGTCCAATACCAGGCAAACCTGGATAAGCACCATGTTGTTGGAATCCAGTTAAACCATATGTTCCATCGGGAATTGGAGCATTTCTGGTTGTAGATCTTTTATTCTGAGGTACATTCATACCAGCATATGTACCACTGATCATAGAATAGGTTTTACCAATCTGTTTACCAGAACTATCCTTCATTTTCAAAGTTCCTTCAATAGAATTACCTGTTCCTTGGACCTCAATGCGACCTCCACCAGCCATTGCGGAGAGAGTTACATCACCAAGTTGTGCTTTCTTAGCTTTATTTGTTCCACCAAGTGCTTCATTTACTTTCAATAAGTTTTCAATACCAAGTGCTTTTGCTGCTTTTTTTGTAACTACAACTTCTCCAGGTTGAAGAGCAGTTAATTGAGTATCGGGACCAAGACCTTCTATTTTTACGCCCGTTTCTTTTTTAACTTCTCCACCTTTATTTGCAAGATCAGAACCTACATCAATAGATCTAACACCTTTAGCTTCTTCAATTTTTTTAAGTTTATCAATAGATTTATTCGATTCTTTGAGTTCACTTCTCTTTAAGTTTCTTCTATTCCATACTTTTTCATTTTTAATTGTACCGGCACCATCACCAAAAGTTATTCCAGATACAAGATTAGGTTTATTTGTTCCACCACCTTCTTTATTCATCTCCATCAGGGTTGCAAGACCAAACTTGTCTACAGCACCCTTACTCATAACAAATTCGCCAGGAGTTAACATAGTAGGAACAGTATCAGTTCCTAATTTACTACTACTCCTAGATGATCTAACACCACCACCTTTCTTCATCGACATTAATTGATTAACAGGTCCACCACCAGACATTGCCTGAATAGGAGGAGAATTTCCTGTATCTGATCCCTGCGGATTTTGAGTTGCTGGTGGATCTTGAGGTTTTACCTGAGGAGTGCTTGGTTTAGGAGAGATTTGTGCATTCTTACCATCTTTTCCATCCTTACCATCTTTTCCGTCCTCACCATCTTTGGGAGGAGTAACATCTGGTTCTTCTTTATCATCATCTCCAATTATATCAGGAGCTTCTAATTCTGGTAACTCAGGAATCTGAGGTAGTTCTAATTTGTCTATTTTAGGAGCACCAGGAATCAAAGATAGAACATCATTGATTCTGTCAATAAAGAAATTAAGTCCATCTTGTACTTTTTCAATAATAAATCTAAATGGTCCTATGAAGGTATCATCTATAAAGTTAATAATTTTATTAAAGAATCCAAAAACAGAATCAATAATATTTTGAATTGGTTGTAGGAAGAATTTTTTTGGATTTTTAAAGATATTCAAAAGAACACCAAGAAGTGATCCTAATAAGGTAAATAGCAAGAATCTTTTAATAGCATCAAAAATACCAGTAAAAGGTTTTTTTATTTTGTCTATTACTTTACCCGCACCGCCGCCGGCAGACTCTAACATATCTTCTCTAGATTTTTTTCTTCCCTTCTCTGCAGATATTCTACTCTTCTCTCCCTGCTTCGCAAATAACTCACCCTGTTTTTTAAGAATACTTGCTATCTGTTTTACTGTCTTTTTAATTACAATAACATTTTTTAAAACAGGATCATCCTTTTTTTCTTTTTTTATTTTTACCTTTTTTTCTTCATCTTCCTTACCCTCTAGTTTTAATTTATCACTTCCACCAGGCAGAGCCTTTTGTTCAGTACCAAGAATTAATCCCCTAGTAGGTCTTGCTTTTGTGGGAGGAGTTCCAGTCTTAGGTTTTTTAGATTTGATGTTACTTGCTTTTATTTTTGTTTTCTTTACTTTGAATCTTTGCTTGTTATCCTTTCTTTTTACTCTCTTAAATTCTTCAGTGACTGCTTCAGCAGAACCACTATCAACTTTACCACCCATTCTTTGAGCAGCCATCTTTTCTTTTAAGATGGTTTTATATTCACCATATGTTAAGTCACCAGTAAAGTCTATTCCTAAAATTTTTAAAACTTTAGGATCAATGACTTCTTCTACAAGTTTTTCATCCTCAGTATTGACGGTACTAGAAGTTGGGGAAAGAACAGATTCCTTCTTTCCTTCATCTCGTATAGATTTTAGTAACTCGTCTAAATTCATTCTATCCCGTAGTTTGCTTTAGTTTTTCTTCCTCAAGATGCTGTTGCAATAGAGTAACGTAAACATCTCTCTCCCACGGAATCATATTTTCAATCTCTGTTAATGAATATTTATGATATTGCATCAACGCGAAATTTAATTTGAAATAACTCATAAGGTCCATATGAATCATTCCTAGCCGAAAAAAGATGCTAGTCCCTCCAATGTGACCTCAGACTTGACTTTAGTATTTGGATTCTTCAATTCAACAACATGAGAAAGTTTAGGCATGGTATTAAAGAAAGATTCAATCTGCTTGAATTGAGAAGAGTTCATGGACTCAAGGAAATCAGTGATTTCTTTTTTAGTGCAATCAGCAGATGCCCATACATCCTCATCATTATAAATCTTTTCTACGCATTGTGAGATAAGTTCAAACGACTTATCCATATCAATAGTTTCATTAGGATCAAAATTAGTCTTAATGAACTCATCAAGTGATGGATACTTCATTTCTAAAAAGAGTCCGTCACCTAACTCAATAGTTTTATTATGTGCTTTATCTTTCTGAATTTTAATATCATCAACACTAATGGTTGTTTTTACCTCAGTTACACCATCATCTGGACAGATCAAATTGACCTCAATATCTTCTCCAACAGATTTTGCTCTAATATTAAGGAATAGAAACTCAATATCAAAGGTTGGTAGTTTATCTACTTTAATACCCCTTGTTTGAATGCAATTATTTAAAACCTGTTGAACTGCATTACTAATTTCTCTAGTGTTTTCAGTTTCCAGAGCTAATACTAGAACTTTTTCTTCTTTTACAAGAAACGGTCTGTATTTTATCTTTTGTTCAGTTGATGGTAGTACCAATTCATAAATTGGCGTACTAATCTTAGGTAAAGGCATGATGTCCTATATCAATTTCATGATTTTATTTATATCTTATTTTCAATCTTCTTTAATATACCTCATGTAACTAAACGAGGCAGTAACCTTCAAGATTTCTGATTGTTGATACGATATTGGAATAGATGCGATACTTTGGGGGAATGCATTTAAAAATGTATAACTCATTTTTACCCTCATTCTATCTTCATCTTTTTCAAACTTAGTAAGTAGTATATTTCCTTTATACTCTGAAGGATAATTCATTCTATAAAACGCATTTGGTGCTAACATATCTGCCCTTGCTTGCCCTGGAAGAGTTTCACCTAAACAATATGCATGCCATGATTCTAAAAATTCTGGAATTATATAATTATTATCAACATAAAAAGTTAGATCTAAAGTATCATCAAATATTCTTCTATAAACCATTTTTTCAGTCACACCAGCAAAATCACCAGTTGCTTCATGAGTAGCACTTCCTGATCCTGGTATAGACGCTTCGCAACATAGTAACTTAGCTTTTCGCTGATTACCAAACATTCCAGAAGAAGCAAAAAATGGTTTACCACTAACCGCAGACGTACAATCTACTAGAAAAACCGAAGTTTGCGCTAGTGTTAAAAAATCATCTTTTACATCATCATAACTAAAATTTTCTGGTGTTAATGTTGCCATCTATAAATAGTGTTTAACCTTATATATTATGTATAACACATGGGGCAACCGATAAAAAGTAAGTATCGCCCACAATATCCAGAGAAGTACGTTGGTGATTCAAAAAATATAATTTGTAGAAGTAGTTGGGAAAGAAAATTCTGTAGATGGTGCGATCTAAATGAAAATATTTTAAAATGGGGTTCTGAAGAGTTTTGCATTCCATATGTATCTCCAGTTGATAGGAGAGTTCATAGATATTTTCCAGATTTTATCATACAAGTTAGAGAACGAGCAGGTAATATTAAAAAATATGTGATAGAAGTCAAACCATTTAAACAAACACAACCACCACAGAAAGGAAAAAAATCTAAAAAGACTCTTATAACAGAGACAAAAACCTATGCTGTAAATCAAGCAAAATGGAAAGCAGCAGAAGAATGGTGTAAAGATAGGATGCTTGAATTCAAAATTATTACAGAGAATGAACTGGGAATTAAGTACTCTAAATAACTTATATTAAGTGCCTTTTTACTGTTTATAAATGGCGAGATCCGAAACTCAACAAAGAAAAGCAGATAGACAATTAGCAAAAGCTGGTTGGAAAGACGAGGGGGATGGTGCATATGTCTTAGGACCAAAACCTTTTAATAGCGAATTAACAGAGCAAGTTCTATTTAAAGTTAATAAAGATACGGCAGATACGGAAGTATATAAAATTTCAAGATCAACTGGAGAAAGAACCCTTTTAGCATCTATCAGTGCTACTACGGGAAAGATAGCATCAAATAAAGAAAATTTTGCTACCTTTTATAATAACGATAAAGCAGCACATAAATTATTGATTGATACTGTAAAAGCAGAAACAAGCAAAAATGTTGTACACATGATACAACAAGAAACTGCTGTTATATTATCACAAACAACATCATCCCCATACAAAGGTGGATTGGCAAATTTAGATCCAGAAGAATTAGAAGAACCACCCGCAAACGAAGGTCCTTTTTTTGAAGTTGTAGAGTTATCATCACTAGCAACGACAAGTTCAAATTCAACAATTACTTCAAGAGGTAATGATGTAGCACCCGATGCTGGGGATGCAAATGATGGTGGAGGATCTCTTCCGCAAGATCAAGAGGCACCCGATGCTGGGGATGCAAATGATGGTGGAGGATCTCTTCCGCAAGATCAACCCGGACAAGTAAAACCATCCAATAGTCAAAAAAATTCCAATACTTCAACTGATACCAGCAGCACAGATGCACAAACTGCTGATGAAAGAAACGCAGCGCAGTTTAAAAGAAGTGATAACGGTAGTCTAGGTGGAAGCACACTACAATACCCCGAAACCATGAATGGGGATAGAATAATGTTTCAAGTGGTTGATTATCAAAAATCTGGACTCGGCAATGCTGAAGGATATGGAATTGGAGCAGCATCAAAAAGACCGGCACCTGTACTTGGTACAATTTTCTTACCTATTCAAAGGGGATATGGAGATACTTTAGCATGTAATTGGGGTGAAGGTGAGATAAATCCGTTAACAGCAATGGCGGCAAGTATTTCATATTCAACCATAATGACGGCAGCAGAAACAGGAGATCTTGGAGCATCTGCAGCTAATTTTGGACAAGGAATAACACAAGGTGCAAATACAATATTGGGTGGTGAAGGAAATGCAGAATTAAAACAAATGGCTGCTGCATATTTTGCAGCACAAGCAGTTGGTATGCAAGGATTCTTATCAAGAACCGCAGGTGCTGCAATAAATAATAACTTAGAGTTATTATTTCAAGGACCAACACTAAGATCTTTTAATTTTCAATTTAGATTAACACCAAGATCTCAAAATGAATCGAATGCAATTAGAAACATAATTAGGACGTTTAAAATAAATATGGTTCCAGAAGCGTCTCAATCTAACTTATTCCTTAATGCTCCTAGAGTTTTTGATATTCAGTACATGACCACTGTAGGAGGAGGAACAAGGCTTCATCCATTTATGAATAAGTTTAAACGTTGTGCATTAAAAGATTTTAGTGTTAATTATAGTCCAGACGGTCAATACATGACCTATAGTGATGGCGGTATGACGGCATATGAACTATCAATGACCTTTGCCGAACTTGATCCAGTACTTGCAAATGATTACGAAGGTGGAGTATTCGACACATCAGACGGAATGGGATTCTAATGTCAAACTATTTTAGCAAACTACCAAATCTCCTCTACTTAGATAGAGGAAATAAAGAGATAAGAACTTATGCTCGCGCAAAAAATTTATTCAGAAGAATAAAAATCAGAGAAATAAATGATGATCAGATAACAAACTTTGAACTTTATAATGTGCAAGATGGAGAAAGACCTGATAACGTAGCAGAAAAATTTTATAATGATCCAAACTTGGATTGGGTTGTTTTATTAGCAAATAACATACTTAATGTACAATCAGAATGGCCATTAGATAATAGATCTTTAGAAAAATATTTGGATGAAAAATATGGAGATGATTTATATAAAACTATACGTTACGAAAGTCTTGAAGTAGCAAATAGCATTGGAGAAGTAATTTTTCCAAAGGGTATAGTAGTACCAGAAAATTATAGTTTTACCTACTTTGATGTTGGTACAAATCAATATCAAACTGTGATAGAAATGACTTATGGAGTAACAAATGATCAGATTGAACAAAGAAAACAAAATAAATTAAGAGCGATAAGAATTCTAAAACCCGAATATGTTGATCTAGTAGAGCAAGAACTAGAGGAAATGATGAAGTATAAAGAAGGAACTTCGCAATATCAAGGCAAATACCTGAAAATGGTTGACGATATTAGAATTAACCTATAAAAAAAGGGGTCTTATTGACCCCTTAGAATATTATAATATGTTGCTATCACTAGAAGGGTGAGACACACCCGTTCATAAGTCCATCTCATCCCTCAGCGAGTTTCTGAAAATAGGACAGAGCATCATCTTCTTCAGATCCAGCAGTAATATCAGGACTGTTGAAGTCACGACCTTCACTCAAAGAGTCAAGTTCATCTTTCATTGACTGAGGCATTGGAGTAGCCTTACTCTTACGATAAGACTGCTCAAGTTCATCCATAACTGATTCCTCAGTAGTAGGAGTAGGAGCACTAAAAGATTCGTAAGATTCTTCTTGGCGACGAAGTTCTTCCTTAGGAGACTTCTTACCAAGAACCATATTCAGACGCTTTTCAAGGTCTTCATAAGACTTGAACTTATCTGCTGCAACCAGTTCTGCGAGAGGATACTGCTTCTTCCAGATTGCTTCCATTGCGTCATCATCCTGAAGGAGAGGACCAGGTGCAGCAAACTCAGAAGAGTCGTAGTTCCAGTAACCTGCAACCTTCTTCAACTTCAGTTTGAAGTTTGCACCACCCCAGAAATCAAAGGGGTTGATTGCCTCTTCATCTTCAAACTCAGGTTGCATTGCTTCCATGACCTTATCAAAGATCTTCTTACCAAACTTGTAAAGGAAAATACCACCTTCGTTATGAGGATTAGCAGGATCCTTCACAACATAGATGTTAGCATAGTAAGAGAGTTTACGCTTCTGCTTGCGGACAGTATCCTTATCGGCATCGATACCACTGTTCCACAACTCACGATTGTGCTCAGAGACGGGATCCTTACCACCAATAGTGGTCAAAGAATTCTCAATGTACCAACCACCAGGACCTTGGAAGGCATGGGAGTACATCTTTGCCCAAGGGAGATCTTCTCCATCAGGGGCAGGGAGGAAACGGATGACTGCATAACCGTTGCCAGTCTTGTCCATTTCAGGTTTCCAAAGACGGTCATCGCCACCGCCGCTGGTATTATTCATCTTCTCAACTTCTTTGACTAGTTTCTGAGTCAGAGAACCGAGAGAGGATTGCTTTTTAAGATTTGCGAAAGACATAGGATTCGTTAGATTGTTTGGATTTGGCCTGTTGAGCACCTACACATTGTAGGGCACTTTGTATTTAGCGTCAAGGGAGATGCTTCTCAAAGTTTGGTGTGACTCTGAACACAACAGAAGTTCGATAAACATACGGTTGAATTGGAGCAAGACCTCTATGTGGGTGAGGTGAGGGAATAATTAGAATTCTACCAGGAACATAATCATACTCTTCAATTACCCGAGCATTATTATCATATTTTTCTAGTAATTGGAAAGAAGCTGGACCCCACTCTTTTTTCCATATGGGATTAGTCATTACTAAAATAGTAAACTCGTCATCTTCTCCTTCATTAGCATCTGCATGACAAGTACCATCAATACCATATGGTTGTAAATTCGCTGATATGCTGCTAAGAAAAAACCTTTCATCAACAATATTTTCAATAGATTGGTATAAATCCTGAAATGCTGGATAATTATTCCAATCAACTTCAGAAATATCATTTACACCTTGTCTATGAAAAATAGTACAACCAATTAGGCGGTGTGATCCAGTAAACCCATATGGTTGAGTCTTTCTATTTGCAATATTTGTAAAATTATATGGAAGTCTTGATACAGTATTTTCATAAAACTCATGCAGGAATAATGGATCAAATCTATCATCAAAAACATCACAAAGTTTTTTCATTGACCAGCCTCAATTTTTTGCCTCATACTTTTTAGTAATTTTACCATATTTCTGAATAAAATATTCATATCCTCTTTTGGATTTAATCCCATCATAGCAGCAGAATCAAGTATACGCTTTTTCATCTCTTTTGCTTCGGGATCATCCGAAAGACACAATCTCTGATATAAAACGGTTTGTTTTTCAAGAAGAGTTTCCATACATTCTATATGTTCTATCTTATCTTTCATACTCATTTCAGGAAATGAGAACATAGATCCATACAGTTTTTCTTGCAGATTTGAAATCTCTTTCAGTTCTTCTTGAACAATTTCGGAATTAAAGAAACTCATAGAACTATCTCCCTCAGATATTTTTTATACGCAAATATGTCTATATTTAGAAATGGAGAATACTTTTTAATCTTTTTACTTACGGTTTCCCATACCGGATCATGAATATCTTTATCAAAGTCTTTTACAAATCCAAATATCTTATCAAGTATAGACATTGTTTCTATAGATATTTGTCCAGAAAGATGTTTTTTTAGTATAGGAGGATGTCCTTTTACTCTTGCAAATACCACATCCAAACCTTGGGTGGAAAGAATATCTTCCATCTCACTTTTAAAAGTATAAGACAATGCCTGATTTCTTTTTTTCCAATCAACGTAATTATGTTCACCCTCTCGAATTATTTGTCCAATCCACAATGTAGAGGGATCACTTGCACTTACAAAGTTTGATACGAAGAAATCAATGACTTCTTTTTTACTTTTTTGTCTAGATAACTTTTCAAAAAAATACCTATCTTTTCTTTTGTAGAAAGATTGCACAGAGGCTCTACTCTTTCCACAATATTTGTGAAAGTCATATGTGTCCTTCGTGAAATGATTTTTCAACGAAAGATACAACTTATAGCATTCAAACGGATTCATTATAAAAAACCTACATGCGAAAAATTTACCGGGATTTTTTTCGCCCGATTTTTGGATTAAAAAACCAATTTTGCCCTGGAAGTGCGTTTCAAAAAGTTTAACTCCATAGCTTCATACTTTAACTTCTCTTTGAGTGGTTTAGTAATTAACTTGGGCACGGATTCAAGTTCAATAGAATTCTCTGCACAGAAATGAATGATCGCATCAATATACGACATATTCTCTTTCTGAACAAGATTTTCTATCTCTTGAACGAACTTTGCTGGACAGAAAAACTTTTTTTCAAACGCTTTTTCTAACTCGTTTGTAATCTCATTTTTCATATTCTTTGAGTCGATGAGTAACAAACTCTCTAATATATTCTGTGAGTAGTTTGATGTACTTTGATTTATTGTATTCTTCATAGACAACACATTCTCCATTTTCACAAGACATTAAGATAACAAATTTTTTAACGACGATACCAGTCAATTCATACAGCATACAACCATAAGCCGCACACTGAACAAAGTAATGGTCGATCCATTCCCTTGGTTTGGGTTTTTTGGAAGTTTTAAAATCAATGATTGCAAGTTCGCCGTTATACTCTGCTATACAATCTACTGTTCCAGCGATACCTAACTGCTTGCTATACATTGATCCTTCAAGACTATGTATATTATCAATCTTTGCAAGTTCTGGCTTAGCAAGTTTGAATAAGATATCAGACAGTGGTTGAACCTGTGGGAGTTCTTCATTGTAGAGATATTTTTCTACAAGAGTGTGCATGTCCGTACCACGGCTAGTAGCCTTTCTTGTAATACGATCTGCTTCTTCATTACCGACTCTCTTGCGCCAGTTCTCAAAGATCTTACGATTATGATGACTGGTAATAGAAGTAATGGAGACCAACTTCAGAAGGTCCCCATTATCGGGAACTTTATAGAAACGAACGCCATCAATATTCTCCCGCTGAAGTTTAGGGAGATCAACATCTACATGATTAAACATAATTTATCAGAGTTTAAGTTCGTTTTTAGCTACTAAGTATTCTTTACAAAGTCCAGATCTAACAATATCTTCAAGACCAAATTCGATTATATCAAATGAAGGCATTGCTCTTAGAATAGTCATGAAATCTACGATTCCATTTTTTTCATTTGTTTTTGTTAAATCGGTTTGTGTTGCATCACCACAGAATGCAATCCGAGTATTCTCACCAACTCTTGTTATTATACTATCGAGTTCATGAAAATTCAAGTTTTGGAATTCATCAACAATAACAATAGCATTATCTAATGTTGTTCCTCTAAGGAAAGAAGTAGACCAGAAAGAAATAGTACCTTGAGTTTTAAGATTACCATACAGCATCTCAAAATCTGCATCTGTAGGCATCTCAAACATATACTTCACCATATTCTTATATGGAAT